CTTATCTCCTACTAAAAGATCGTCATAATTAATTTTAGTTACGATCAAAGATTGTAATAGTTTATCTACTACAGTTCCTTTTTTGATGTAGGCTTGGTTAGTTAGAATGTCCTCTTCTTTTGCGGTCATGTATTTGATCTCAATCTGACCGGATGCTAATGGACTGTCTTCTGGGTATAATAACCCTTTTGATGGAAGGTCGATGACCTCTGTCGGCATTTTAAATTCTGACATGGATTTTCTTTGTTATAACTGTTCTATTATAAATATATACAAAAATACTTTATACGTCAACTAAAACGTAATTTCCCTTATATTTCATTACGTTGTATGGAGACCAATCAATTTCATCAGTCTCAATTCCGGCTTTAATAAATGCCTGTCTAATCCCGATTACCAAATCTTTTAAAGAGTCTGGAAGATCGTTTAGAGCATCTTCTTCTCCGTCTATAATATAGGCTTCAGCAGCTGGTTTAGCTACTTTTATTAAGTCTTTCTCATCGTTTCCAATCTCCATTGCATTAGGCATATCTAGGATTGCTAACTTATCGGAGATCTTTTCTAAACCTAAAATAGGAATAATATGAGAAGATGAATGTCCTAGCAGTTTTTCTGCATGTTCAATCTCTAGAGGGTCAGTAGTTACTTTTTTAACGTCTTCTCCTTTCTCTAAAACGATTCCCCAGTCTCCTTGACCTACTCGTCTCCAGCCTTGATCTTCAAGCTTGTAAACTTGGGCAGTTAATGCCGGGGTTGATATTACTTCTTTTAATATATCTAAGAGTTTCATAAATAAAAAAGCCCTCTCTAATAAATAGGAGGGCTCTTATAGATCCGTTAATTAGATTAGAAGTTCAATACAGCGTAGTCAAATCTTAGACTTACTGTAATTTCCTGATGTGCAGCACCTTCATCCCAACTTAACTCAGAGAAAGTAGCTGATTTAGCATAAGCACCTTTAAGTACCCATTCAGAAACAATATCTCCTACAGGTCCTAAAATATCAATGGTTACGTCTTTCTTATAGAAGTCTGAATATCCATCTCTACCGGTTACTGATTCGTGTCCTAAACGAATCCACTCCATTACTGCCTGTGCACCAGAAGGGGTAATTGGATCAAATAAAGTCATATCAAGATCTGACCATGTACTTCTACCTTTAATCTTACGTTGAACGTTAATGTGGTTTAAGGTTATATCTTCTGATTCTATCACTACCGAACCTACTCCTTTGATAAAGTATGAAGGAATTCCATCCACATACATTATAAATCGATTTTTCTGTTTAGGTTCAAAGGCGGTGAAAAATATTTCGTTTGGATCTAATACTGCCATGTTTTTATTCTTTTAATCTATTATAAATATCTTCGTTTAAATTAATTATCCTGGGAATGTAGCTCCTGTTGGTAAAATGTTGAAGTCTAAGTAGATGAATTCTGCAGTCTTAGTAGGTTGTAAGTAAATTTGACCTACTAATTGGTTTCTGTCGATTACATCTGCTGTGTTATTACTATCATCCATTACTACCTTGAAAGCGTAAAGTCCCTGTCTTTGTTGAACTGATTCTAAGTAAGGATTAACCTGAGCTAAGAATTGGTTTCTAGTTGCTAATGTATTCTGCTCGAATAGTAAGTTTCTAGATACTTCAGAGATATAATTCTTTAAAGTAATCAACAATCTTCTAACATTTACTCTATCTAAAGCAGAAGCTCTAGTCTGTAAAGTTTTCTGTCCAAATACTACCAATCCTGTGTTAGGGAAGGAAGCAATTGGGTTAACTTTACCGTCATATAAGTCATCTCTTTGACCTTGAGTTAGCTTTCTTTCTGCTTGTATTGCGGTAGCTAAAGCTCCTCTGTTAAATCCAGCAGGTGCAAACCAAGTCTCAGAAGTACTATCGTTATAAGCAAATACTGAAGGTACTAAAGTAGAAGCAGGCACCCAAACGTTGTTTCCAGAATATGGGTCTGGTGTTTGAATCCAAGGCCAATACATTGAAGCATAAGAACTGTTTCTGGTTGCTGCTTCTGTAGTAGCAGAAGTTACTGTTGCTCCGTAAGCTGTTGGATCAATTACAAGTAAGTGATCTTGTCTCTCTGTAGCAGTATTAATCAAGGTTGTGATTGTGCTTGAGTAAGCAGTGTTGTACAATCCAGGCACTACCATAGTGTTATAAGCATATTCATCCTTATTTGCTAGTAAAGCTAAAGCAGTAGTGTAGTTATCTGCAACAAGTCCTTGGGTATCTAGATTGCTAATATTCTGGTAGAATTTAGCTTCTCTTCCGTTAAACGGTGTTCCAGTTGCTCCACCAAAAGATCCAGAAGATGCTGCAGGTATTGAACCGGTTAAACTAGCCTTAGCAGTTCCATTATTATCAAAGAAATTTGGCGTTGTATAGTTAACTGCTGATACTGTTACGAATTGGCTCTTATTAGGATAAGACCCAGAAACTTGTATGTATGTTGTTCCATCTCCGTCGGTAACTACTGTTTGAGTCTGATCTCCAATAGCCCGGGCAATATAATTAGGTTGTGTTGGGTCTAAAGAAAGATTAGGCCAAGTCTCTAAAACAACTTTATTATTGGTATTATCATCTCCTCTTCTAATTAAGAGTGTAAAGGTTCCTAAACTACGATTTACTCCTGATATCTCCCATCTTAAGTTATCCTTACTTCCTGATGGTAGTATTCCTCCATCACCTTCAGTAGAAGTACTATTCATAATAGTACCTTCAGAAGGAGTTTTAAGTTCAAAAGGACTAAGTCCAGTTGTAGGACCTCCAGAACCAGTAGGGATGAGGCTAGATGTAGCTGCAGTAAAGGATCCTGATGCTACTCTGGTTACCAGTAAGGTTTCTCCTCCGTTTTGGAAGTAATTATACGCTGTAATTGAAGTAAAATAGGTATAGTAGTTTGAACCAGATAAAGCTTGTTTTCCAAACTTACTTTCAAATTCACTAAACGATGTTACTAACGTAGGTATGTTAACAAGTCCTCTTGCAGTTGGTCCAACAATTGCTGCTCCAATTGCAGGCGGCTGTTGGGTCAAGAAGGATTGATCATTCTCTCTTGTTAAAATACCAGGTGATAATAAAGTTTCTGCCATTTTTGTTTTCTTTAAATAGTTGTCTAATATAAATAGGACTTAGATTTGCAAAAAGTCTAAGTTACAAACCTACTTTAAAGCTTAAGTTCTCAGTAAATACTGTAGTACTTCCATCTAAGGTTGTCTTAAGTAGTACTGTATAGTAACGTTCTGGCTGTAAACCATTCATATAAACGTCGAAGTAATTTCCGCTAGAATCAC